TTACAGATTAAACAAACTCAACGCCTGCATTTGTAATAATAAAATCAATCGCGATAAATTCAACAGTTCTTGTCGGTACGACAACGATTGTACCATTCAATTTATTTTCTTCAACATCTTTCTGCGTATTGTTACTACCGTCCATTACAACCTTGAAGTTTTCAAGGCCGGCCTGAGCCTGCACAATACCTAATTGCAACACTGCTTGACTGACAAAGCGTTGTCTTGTTTGTGGCGTGTTTGGCTCAAACAATAACTCTTGAGCAATATCACCAACAATTCGCTTAACCTCGTTTAGAAGCCTTCGAACATTAACACGATCAAGTGCTGATTTTGCCTGTTGCATTGTTTTTTGTCCAAAAATTACAAAACCTGTTCTTGGGAATGTTGCAATAGGGTTGATTCTAGAATCGTACAAATCATCACGATCAGGTGCTGAAAGTCGAACATCAACATTCTTAACAAATCCTAAAGCAGCCCTGTTAAATCCTGCAGGTGCAAACCAAGGGAATGCAACTTTATCATTAAATGCTAATGCAGCCAATGCAGGAACAGAAGGTGGAACCTTAACTCTGCGAGTGTTTTCTGCATCATCAATTTCAACATCAGGAAAATATGTTGCAACGTAATTGTTATCAAACCCTCTTGCATCAAGTGCATCGATTGTTTTTTCAACGTCTGGTTTTGTTTTTCTGTCATCATATAAACGATTACCACTGTTGTCAAATTGCGGCAAATCCATAACGCTCAATGCTTTACCAAATTCCCGTGTTTTATCTGCAGCGTGGTCAGTAATTAGTGGTTCGCGTAGACCCGGAATTGCTAACATGTTATGATTTGAAACAAACTCACTTGATAGCAAGTCAATTGCAGTACGATATGAAGCAACACCGTTATTATTTAACTTTGTACCTGCAACGTTAACAGCAAGGCCTGGGGATGTAAATCCTGTTGCTGCTCCGCCACTTGTATCTGTTGACGTTGACTTATCATTTAATTTAGCGGCATCCTTATCAAGAATGTTGACACCGTCAAACCCTCCGTGCATAAACGTTGTAAACTTTGTAAAGTTACTAAACTTATTAAACTTAATAGAACTTGTAAGTGCTGCTAGTGTTGCTAGGGTGATTCTACCTAATGAACCTGTTGTAACTTTATAGTCAGTAGAGTTTGGCGAACCATTTCTACTGTATATTGAATCAAGCATGTGCATTTTTGCAGAACCTGTAACATGAGCAACATCAGTATTAGGTAATAATACTCTTGATAACGTAAATTTATTATTGTTAAACGTATCTGCACTTGATCCTGTATATAAAGCATCAAGTTTACGAATACCCATAAACTTTGTCAAGTTTGCAATTAATTCATTACGCTCTGTTGTTGTATTAGGATTTAAAGGGCTAACATTTCTTTCAAATTTTACACCCCAATAAAGGTCTTGATTAACAACCTCATTTTTGCTGTGCTTTCCAGGAAATGTTCCTGCTACCTGACCGCCGCGTGTGACCTTTGTTCTGAAAGGTACCGGAGGAAGTATTGAACCTGTTAATGAATCTTGAAAATATGCAGAGCTAGTTGTTGGGTGAATAGTTAGTCGATTCATGCCTGTTGTAGCAAAGTCATTTCCTTGTTGGTTTGTTTTTAGAAGTTCATGTCCTCTAAATCCAAAAGGCAATGCAGAAGCAGGAACCTTTTTAGCCTTTACTGCCTCTTCCAAGTTAACTCTGATAAACTTTGATTTATTTGCAAACTGCCCAGTAATAACAATGCGGCGTTCTGCCTCTTCAGCATCATGATTAAAATATGCTTTTTTATCACCAATCTTTTTACCGACATAATTTTCATCATTCGGATCAAGCGTTAAATTATCAAATTGTTCTAATACACTAGGTTGCTGGTCTGAATCGTTAAAGTCGCGAACCTGCAAACTAAATGTTCCATAATCGCTACGATCATCTGTTGATTTTCGTATATTTGCAATTGAAATTTTATATCGCGTATTTGCAAAAGCACCATCATCAAGTGATTCAACACTAAATAGATCATACTCTTTTGTACCAAATGGCTGGGATATAAGCTTTGTTGTTTTAGGTGCTTGGTATCTTGTATCAAAATGACCAAACATATCTGCAAATGACATACTTGTGTTGCCAGAATCGCCTGATGTTCCAGCGGACCCTGACAATAATCCAACTGTTAGAAAGTCTGCATCACCAATAGCTGGTATAGCTAATTCACTATCAACAGGGAAATGTGTATATAGAAGATGCTTTTCTTGAGAAAACTTATTAGGATCTGTATTTAATACTTTTCCAATATACGATGCACTACTGGGATTTAATGAAACAATAAATTCTTTAATTCCTGGCAAATCACCATCAGAAGCAAACGAAGAACCCGCCGATGATGATATTAGTAATCTAAATGTACCATCTGCAGCATGAAACGTAGCATTTGTATTAGACGTAGAAACTAATGATACTCCTAATGAACCTGCTGGGTTAACTACCATTGCTTTTGCATCTGATGCCATAAACAATGAACCACGCAATAGATTAAGCTCGTTAGATGCGTCAAAACTATCGTTATCTGCAAACATCGGCATACCGATATCACCACGAGCTGTTGCATCATGTTTGGCACACAAAAACTGTACGTATCCTGTATCTCCATGCGGAGCATGCCCACCGGCGCTACCTGTAACTAGAAAGCCTGCATTTCTAACCTGACCTGTTCTAGTAGTATTTCCAATATGTTCAGTTGACGAATTTGCACCTGCGCCAAGAACACGAACGTATGTAAGTGCAGTCTTGTGTCGCAAAAATTCATTAACAGCATATGGTCCAAAGCGATCAGGATCAAGTCCGCCGAACTTAGCTACAAAGTCTGAAAATGTTCCTACCGTAACGGGAACAAAAGCCGGGCCTCGCAAAGCAGGAGCTATAACTGCTGCTGGGATGCCGAAAGGCTGTTGTTGTCTTTCTGATAAATCAATTTCTCTCTCAAAAAATCCTGGTGATTTAAATGTTTGTTCTGCCATTTAACGCTCCATACACGAAAAAAATTGTGTAAAAAATAAAATTCAATTAGTTATAAATATCTGTTAAAAACAAACTATTATGAATAACGGTATAATTTAATGTTTTTTTATTATATTTTTTTATAAATTGTTTCACCAACATTATCATTTGAAAATATTTTTTTTATTCGCGAGCCATTAAACTGTTCATCAATCAACTCTTTTTGTTGTGATGTCGTTGGGTTCGTTGATAAACTAAATTCGTCATGATTTGTTGTTATATTAAAATTAATATTTGGTGCAGAATAATATTTTCTAATTGGCGTAGGTGAACCAGAGTCAGAGCCCGCTATAAGATATGCAGGTACTGAACAATTTATTGATGCCATAATAACTCGCTCGCTATTAGCAAAGTCTTCAACATTTGATTGTGAATCAAATGAATCTTGAAAAAATGCATTAAACCAATACCCTTTTTCTGTAGTTAGTTTAAAACATCTTCCTTGTGGTAAAAATGAATTTATAATTTGTTGTATTAATTGATTCATATGCTGCGTATATTGCGTATATAATGTAATGGTATAATTTGCAGTATAAAATTGAGGTTGAGGTATTGCAATAAATTCATGTATATTATTCCCTATATTAGGATGCATATACGCGCCACTTACGTGTGCAGGAACATTTCCTGTTGCTGAAGCATTTTCTGAACGTAATCTAGCACTGCCTGAAGTGTGCGAACTTGAGTCTTTTGTGGCGGTGCTACTTTGATTTCGTATATCTAATTTGTTTAATATGTTTTGATAATCTCTATCTTTTGACGTAAGCTTACGTTTTACAATTAAATCACCAGTAGATTGATTAATTCCTCTACCTGTTATATCGTTATTTGTTTGCTGTATACCAGTTCTAGCAATTGATATTAGAGGCAATATTAGTGCACGATTATGATCTCGAATTGGTTTTTTTCTTTTTACGATTGCAAAGCGCTCACCAGTTGCGAATATAATTGGAATTTCTAATATACCATCTTTTTTAGTTTCTAGTTGCAAACCTAATTCTTTATCAAATAATTTAAATAATGACTTATCAACGTCTTCAATATTACATGACGCAACATATTCATCGGTTTCAGGTATGCCAGTATAGCCAGACGCAAGACCGTTTGTTTTTTCTGCATTTTTCCTGGTTACCATTTAATTAATCCTCATCATAAAAAGAATCGTTAGCGTCTGTAGCAGTACCTCTGGGGGATACTTCTTTTGGACCTGTTATAGGAGCATCAAGAACATTTCTTTTTTGTAATTCGCGAACATCACCAGTCTTCTCACCATCGACTTCTTCGAATCCT